TTTTGTCATACCTTGAAGCTTCTGAGTTCTAGTTTGTTTGATATCAAAAGATGGATTCATCTCTTGAAGTGACTCACCATCATGATTCAACTCATCACCAGCCTTGACACAACGATTATATGTCTTACCAAATAGTTTCTGAGTTCCTGCCTTCTTATATCCTTTCCAACATTTCTTACCAGCTTCGTTTAACTCAATCATACCAGCAGCTTCAAGTGCTGCAACTTGCATTGGTGAGAATCCTTCTTTCTTTGTCTTATTACCCCAGTTTTTTGCACCAACTTTACGACACTTTACAAGAGCACCAGAAGCATAAGCAGAAGGCCAAACATCATAACGTGCTTTCACCTTATGATAACAAGCATCTTTCTTGCCACTACCCTTGCCTTTCTTGTCTTTAGCTTCATTCACAAATTCATCATTGATAACTCCTTTTGTTTTTACACCACGTTTTGACTGATGATCTTTTTGTCTTTGTAATTGTTCCTTACCTGATATTGAAGTTGAACCAAAAGCATCCATATCTCTTCTTACTTTAACCTTTCTATCACCCATGACTTTTTTACTCATGCCAGTTTTGTACAGTCCACCACCTTTTATTGGTTCTGCATCTTTTCTAAGTTTATCATCGATTTTAGCTTCATCGACCAATTTATTTCTATTAAAATAATTCTCTTTCATTTTTCTTTTTGGATCAGTAGAAACATTAGTTGGTTTTGCTGCACCTGACTTCTGTGGTTGATTTGGATCAGCAGCTCTTTTTCTTCTTGCAGCACTATCTCTTTCACTCTTACTCATCGATCTCCTCTTAGAAGATGATACACACTTAGGAGTTGATTTCTGGCCAGGCTGTCTTGCACATGGTTTCCCATCATACTTACCACCAACTTGAACCCATCCTCTTACCTTACGCCCAGATTTGGTTGTACCGCTTGATTTACCAAACCAATCACGAAGACCTTCTTCGCTTACATTATATTTATAATCATCGTCGATTACCTCACCTTTTTTAGGTTCAATGAAAGGTTGATTCGCTTTTTTCATTTTATTTTTGGAATCCACTTTATCCTGTACTTTCTTTTGAGCTGCTCTTACTCTTGCTAACATTTCATCTTGACTCTCCTCACCCATCGCTTGTTTGCGAATGGTTGCAAAGTAAACTTTCTTACCCTCTTCTTTACCATACTGTTTTTGCATACTCTTCTTCATATCAGACTTGTCATACTTCTTCTTTAACATGGTATCCTTTCTCTTCTGAGCTGGTGTCATTGTCGCCTCCTCAATACCTTTCATTTTATTCATTCGATATCTGATTGCCCAGTTATCTGGAATAGTAAAATGTTTTGCCTTGAATTGATTGTGTAAAAGAGTTGGTGAGATATCATTGCGTTTTGCAATACCTTGCATCAACTGGTCTACAGAATCATATGTGATAGTTTTAAGAGTTTTTAATCCATCTTCTAACTCAACCACTGCGTTTGTGATGAGTCCTACATCGGAATGATTATACATTCCTTCATTCATTCTCTTTGTTTTCTTCTTCATGGAGTTGATGTACTTTCGATAGACTGCTGCCTCAGAGGTTTTACCCATCTCTCTCGCCCTTTGTTCCATAGCAACAGCCGCTTGAATTTTATGAGCATGCGATCTAGAAGAATTCCTGATTTTTGATACAGACGCTTTTGCTTTTGCCACGTCCTTGAAACCAAGTCCATGAATAGTTCCTTTAGGATCTTCATCAGTATATAAGTCAGAGTGTTTTTTAGATTTTGCTGGTTGTCCTTTCTTACGAGGTATGCGAGGATTTGATGCTTCGTAAACTATCGATTCACCCATTCCACCACCGCCATTGCCACCACCATTACCACCAGAACCACCGTTACCATTTCCAGCGCCATTCCCGCCGTTCCCATTTCCGTTAGAACTTCCGTTACCATTACCGTTTCCACTATCAGATCTATTATCACCTCTTGCGAGGTATCCACGAGCACCTATGTAGTACCCACGAGGAATCTTCTTACATTTCTTATCTGTAAAACAGTAATATTTGCCTGGCGGACACTTCTTAACCATGAATGAGTCGTATCTTCAAGTATATTTATACTTTTATTGTAGTCTTAGATAATTTAAAGACTGTGGAGTCAGCAGACGTGGGTGTTGCACGAAGTCGTAGATTACCTCCACTAATATCAGCATCAAATGTTGCAAGTGATTCGCCTGTACGAATTGTTCCATATTCACTTAAAAATGCATTAGTCCCATCATGAATTACATTAATGGTTGTCATATGATATTGAGTTCCTCTTGTCACTTGAACTTGAAAAGTTGCAGAACGATTGACTGTTGCAGAGACACTAGAGATTGTATCTGCACTTGTAGATGTAGCTGTTAGAGTGTCACTTGAAAGTGTGACAATGCCTGGGTCTCCAAGATCCACACCAGCAGATGCGGTCATGATACCAGTTACAGAGATATCATTTTGGTCTAGAGATGTGATGGTTCCAGCAACAGATAAATTACCACTAATAACTGCATCAACAGCGTTAACATTAGTGATAGTGATGGATGGGGAACCTGTTAAACCTTGAGCGCTAACTGCGAGTGTTGATGTTGCTGCGTTACCAGTTGTATCTTGATTACCATCAGCATTTACGCCTGGTAGATTAACATTAGCAGATCCGTCGAATGATACACCACCAATAGTTCTTGCAGTTGCTAGTTTTGTCGCAGTTGCAGCGTTACCTGTGGTTGATCCTGACGTGCCAGAAACATTACCTGTTACGTTACCTGTTACATTACCTGTAAGATTCCCTATAAATGTCGTTGCAGTTGTAGTTCCAGATACGTTGACATTCTGTAAAAAGGTTGCGTTTGTATTTGTCCTTATGTTATCTGTAACTGCAATACCTGTCAGTGCAGATCCATCAATTGCTGGTAGTGTGGATGGGAATCTTGCATCTGGTATTGTCCCAGATGATAAATTACTTGCACTTAAAGAATTAATGATTGAAGACGTGACAAATGCAGCACCGTTAGTCAGTTGATTATTATTGGTTGGTATTGTTGGTGTGTTAGAAAAATTATTATAGTCTAAGTAATGTGATGCAGCTTGACTGTTTAACTGAGTTGCATTTGAAGCAGTCCCCGTAACATTTCCTGTTAAGTTCCCAACGAATGTTGTTGCCGTTGTGACACCAGTAAAAAATCCATCACCATCTTTACTAAGTGTGATACCACTGCCAACTAAAACTCCAGCTCTTGCAGTAACTATTCCGATTGAGTCTACATTTGTTACATCTTCATAAGTAAGAACTCCAGCGATGTTTACATTTCCGCTTGCAGTTACGTTGGTCACGGATATACTTGGATTACCTGTTAATCCAGCAGATGTTCCTGTAATATTATCACTCGCAGTAATAAAGTTAGCACCGTTTGTTAACTGATTATTATTGGTTGGTATTGTGGGTGTATCAGATAGTTGATTATAACTTGTAAATGAAGTTGTGATATATCCAGCACCATTCGTCAACTGATTATTGTTTGACGGTATGGTTGGAGTGTTTGAAAAATTATCATAATCTAAGTAGTATGATGCAGCTTGACTGTTTAATTTAATTGCATTACTTGAACTTACCTGTACTGCATTTCCCATGTAACCATGAGATGAACACTGATAATGAAGAACAGTTGGTGTAGAATCTGTAACTTCTAAGTCAACATAACCTGACCCTACAGTAACTCCTGTTGTATATGCAGTTGATTTTCCAGCATCAAGATAGAATCGGAATGGATGACCACTATTTGAACTGTCTGACACATCGAAACGATATGTTCTGCCAGGCGTAAGTGTAAGGAATGGTGATTGAACATTATCTAAAACATATCCTAAACCACTTCCACTTCCATAGTATCTGTGTTCTCCATCTATCTTACTCGCAACCTTAACAGTGATTGTCTTGGTTGATGAGTGTGGTGCAATCAGATGACTGAATCCTGAGAACTGTGCAGCAGTGATGATTCCCGATGTGTTTAGACTATCCTGTGTTCCAATACCTGAAGTAGAACCACCTATAAATTTACCAGTTGACGCCTGATATTGAAGAACCTTGCCATCTACCTTTGCACTATCTTCATCAACATCATCAAGCTTTAAAAGATTAACTTCACCAGACCCTGGCCCATGTGCAAGAACTTTATATAATATATCTCTGACTTGTTTTATTTCTCTCTTTAAATCATCTACACTTGTTTCATCTGCATTTTCAACTTCTTCCTTAATATTTGTCTCTTCAATAAATTTGATTGCCTGTGCAACAGTATCACTTATCTTTGGTGTTTTAATCGGTTCTGGTTTGATTAAATCAACAACTTCAAATGATGGATTATCATCAGCGTCTTCTAAAGAGGACACATCAAAATCTTCAGGCACTCCAACAGTCACTGCTGGTTCTGTGATATCTTTGACCTCTTTTGGATTTTCAATTACATCTATTATCGAATCTAGTTGTTCAATTAATTTTTCTTCTTTTTTCTTTTGTTTCTTTATATTTACTTTTGCTTCCTTGATTCCAGTAACGACAGACGAAGTTAAGACATCGAGATTGATGTCTGCTTCTTTGAGAAGATTATCAAACTCCTCTTTCTTTTCTTTCTTGGCCTTTCCGAGAAGACTAAAAAATTCTGATAGTTCTGGAGATTTCATTTATCATCTTTATTTTGATTCTTGATTAATTTTGATAACTCCGCTGTCGAACCTACAAATAATGCGTTTGTAACATTTGTAGGCCCTTTGTTTGGATCTTGTTCAAGATCCTTCATTTTTTGTTGTAAATCAATGAGTTTGTCTGTCGTATCCGCAACTGCTTTGATTGTAGTTGCAGCGACTTCATATGCTCTTGCAGAATCTGATTCCTGAGCTAATTCTAATATACCATTCACTGCCTCCTGTCCTTTCTCAACAAGAGAGTATAAGTTTGCACGACTGTATTCATAATCTTTTTCAGAATCATTTTGTTCACTCTTTTTCAGTTGATTCTTTCGAGGTTCAATCTTATCGTTTTCAACGACCTCTGTATCAACGTTAAGTGCTTCCTCGATAGAATCAAAATTTTTCATAACTCTCCTAGATGTCTATACCTTGTGAAGGACTGAACTCCTTACCATCACTAAAGAATGATGACATTTCATCAAATCCAAAGTCATCACCAAATTCAATTGACGCATTATCAGTTGCACTAAGAACACCGATAGTTGCATTGTGTTCATGTTTTGCGGCAACTGTGTTATCATGAGCACGGAATACAGTTACATTCTGACCACTGATACTTCTAATCTTCATGATTTCAGTGTCAATGATAATTCTCTGATTCGCAGCCAAATCAGTGGTTGCACTTACCTTGAAGGTTGTGACCTTCTCAGAGATTGCACCATCGAGAACTGTTGCCGTATCATCATCATAATTTTGTTTAGCAAGTGGTGTTGCACTATATCTTTGAACTCTCTTCGCAGTTTTAATGTTTGTACTACCATAGTAATCAACATCAACTTTCTTGATAAGTCCTGCTGGGTCATCTGCAACTGGCCCGAATAGATAGGTCTTTGCAGTAAATCCTAAAGTATAAACGATTGTTCTACGAGTTTCAAAACTCCCTTCATATTGGTCACTATAATTAATACTTTCTAAAACAATCGGTATATCTTTTTTCTCACCGATTGAATCTATCAAGTTGATTGTGATATTAAATGATGGTTGAAAGTAAGGTACAATTTGTTCGAGTATCTGTAAAGCATCATCACTTAACTTAGACATAATACTAAGTTCAAATGAAACATTGTATGGAACAGGCATATAAACTTTCTTTGCAGTTGTTCCACCTTTTGCAAGAAAAGTCTGTGCGATTCCAGTCTTACGAGTTGGATCATACTGTATTCCCTGCATCTCAAAAGATAATCTAGGAAGGGTTATTGCAATCTCTCTTTCTAATTCTGGTTGTTGTTGAATTCTTGCCAAGAATTTTTGCATTGGGCCATAGGCCAATGGCACTTTCATGACACTAAAATTTGTCCCACTCGCATCCTTGTGTCGAATGTTAATATTATTAAAGAGAGTACCGAAACCGATAACTGTCTTTCTTAATATCTCATGATAGAAATAAGTACCTAACATATCAAAGCTTTCTAACTATTTAGAATGTTCCGAACGGATTGCCCTCAGAGAAGTCTAAAATTGCATCCGCTTCAGATTCAAAGTTTGCATTATCGTTATATTGATTTGCACCATACTCCTCATTTGGATAATCATTTGGTTGATCATAACTTACAGAGAGAATCACATATTCTGCACCAGATTCAAGTCCTTTTATCTTCTCACCAACTTGGAACTGCATCTTAGTTAACATACTAACATCTAAAGTTCTAGAGTCAGCATCCCATACTTTAACTCTTGCAGTCTCTGAGGAATCTG